CGGAAACGGAGCCCATCATGGCTAAGGCGAAATCGATCATTGCCAACGTCGGCCCCGTAAGCATCGAGGCGGCTGAGCAGCCCACCGATGGCGGAAAGCCACAGCCGGCGAAGTTCAACGTGCTCGCATACACCGGCGGCATCCTCGAAGGGGCGATGCGGAACGGTGATCAGCGAGAAGACGTGATTCTCGACCTCGCTGGAATGAAGACGGGCAAGTCGCTGGTGGCAAACCTTGACCATCAGCCCAGCCAGCGAGTCGGCAACGTCAATGCCATCGGAAACGACGGCAAGGAACTGAACCTCGCCGGCATCGCATCGGCTGCCACGTCGGCTCGCAACGAGGTCATCGCGAGTGCCGCGGATGGCTTCGTCTGGCAGGCCAGCATCGAAGCCAATCCGACGAAGGTCGAGCAGGTCAAGCCGGGCGCAACGGTGACGGTCAACGGGCAGAACTTCACCGCTCCCGCAAAGGGTGGCCGTCCGCTCTATGTCGCTCGCGAAAGCACTTTGAAGGGGTTCGCGTTCGTCAGCCACGGTGCTGACGACAACACCACGGTTTCTATCGCGGCCACGGCCGCTTCCACAAAGGAGACGAATATGAACGCGGAAGTGAAAGCCTGGGCCGAGGGCATGGGCATCGACGTTGACAACGCGACCCCCGAGCTGATCGCCACGATCGAGGAGAACTACAAGGGCAAGAATGGAGCCAAGCCGGCGAAGATTGTCGCCAGCAATCCGTTCGAGGAACGGAAGATCGAAGCCAAGCGACGGGCTGATATCCGCGAGATCGCTGACAAGTACGTCAGCAAGAATCCCCACGACATGGAATACATCGACGCCTGCGAAAAGGCGTTCGACCATGCCATCGATGCCGGCATGTCCGTGCAGGACTTCCGGATGGAGATGGCCGAGTCGATGGTCCCGCTGGCAGGCACCGTCACACCGTCTCTTCGGACTCGCGACAACCGCGTCACCGCCGACGTGCTCGCAGCCGCCATTTGTCAGGCGGGACGGCTGGACAACCTCGACAAGCAGTTCGACGCCCGAACGCTGCAGACCGCCAAGGATCTGTACAAAGAACGCATCGGGCTGCGTCAGGTGTTCCTCGAAGCAGCGGAAGTCAACGGCTATCGGCACCGTGGCTTCGACGTGACCGAAGATGTTCTGCGTGCCGCGTTTGTGAAACAGGGGAGTGGCAGCGGGCACCGCGAAATCCATGCGGCGGCCTGGTCGGCTCTCGACATCGCCAACACGCTGGCGGCGACCGCCAACAAGTTCATCTTCCGCGGCTGGAACATGGTCGATCAGACCTGCCTTCGGATTGCGAAGATCCAGAACGTCCGCGACTTCAAAACGGCGACGACTGTCACCCTGACCGACTCGCTGATCTACGAAAAGGTAGGGACCGGTGGTCAGATCCGCCACGGAACGCTGGCGGATACGACATACACCGTCAAGGCGGAAACTTACGCCAAGATGTTGGCTGTCACGCGGCAGGACATCATCAACGACGACCTCGGGGCCTTGACAGACGTTCCGACGAAACTCGGCAACGGTGCTATCAAGATCCTCAACGACATCTTCTGGACCAAGTTCCTCGGTCTGGTCGGTGCGTCATTCTTCGCTTCCGGCAACAACAACATCAATACCGGTGTTGCTGACATGACGGTTGGCGGTCTGGATGCGACGGAAGTCATCTTCCGCAATCAGACGAATCCGGATGGCACCCCGCTGGGGCTGACTCCATCGATCATCCTGGTTCCGACAGCGCTCTACAACAAGGCGCTGACGCTGATGGGTTCGCAAGGTGCCGCCTACGTCGCCGCTTACGCGACGGCTTCCGGCGACAAGAACCCGTTCTTCGGTCGCTACCGCGTCGAGACTTCGCCCTACATCAGCAATAGCAGCTACACCGGCAACACGTCGACTGCCTGGTGGATGTTGGCGAACCCGGATGAACTGCCGGTCATCACGATCGCCGCTCTCAACGGCAACGTGATGCCGACCGTGGACACCGCACAGGCGGCGTTCAACGTCCTCGGAATCGAGATGCGGGGCTACTCGGATGTCGGCGTTAACTCCACCGAATATCGCGGCGGGGTCCATGCTGACGGTGGATCGTCATGACCACTGCGATTTGATGTTCACCGGGCGGGGTCATTCTGGCTCCGCCCGGTTTTCAGAAACACACGACAGGAATTCGTTCTCGTGCGAGATCCAAACGCCAAGATTGTTCTGGGCATGCCCGGCTATGACGGCCGCGTACAGGGTTCGTCAGCCATTGCCTTCTGGCATCTCGCTTCGCGCGACATGGCAAATGTGGACTGCGTCTATCGAGGCGGTTCGCTTCTCGCGTCCAACTTCAATCGACTCTGGGTTTATGCCCTCAATGCCGTTCATCAGGGGGAGCATGTCGAATACTTCGCGATGCTACATGATGACATCGGCCCCGAGCCGTATTGGCTCGACATTCTGATTAATGAGCTGGAAGAGAAGAACCTCGACGTGCTCAGTGCTGTGGTGCCGATCAAGGATCGCAGGGGAATCACAAGCACGGCGCTGGCTGGCAATATCCCGTGGGTGCAATTCTCGAAGCTGACGATGCACGACGTGTACCAGCTTCCCGAGACGTTCACCGAAAAGGATGTCGGTCGTCCGCTGCTGCTGAACACCGGCTGCTGGGTCATGAAGTGGAACCAGGAGATTTGCCGGCAACTGAAATTTGAGATCCGCGACCGGGTCGTCTTCAACACTCAACTCGGCTGCTATCAGTCGCAGACCGAGCCAGAGGACTGGCACTTCTCTCGCCAATGCAACGAGCTTGGCCTGAAGATCGGTGCCACGCGCAAGGTGCGGCTTGAGCACGCCGGGGCGATGAAGTTTACCAACGATCACGTCTGGGGGACGGACACCTACGACGAAGAGCTGATGACTCGGAGCCCTGTGCCCGGAGCATTCCCATACGACATCAAAGGCTGGCTGACTCCCGAAGAGGGCGGAAAGCTCGCCGAACTTGCGGCCGGCAAGCGAGTGCTGGAGATCGGCAGCTACTGCGGGCGTTCCACCGTCTGCATGGCCCGGTTTGCAAAGCATGTGACGGCCGTCGATTTTTTCGATAGCCCAAAGGTTGATTTCTACGGCGACTATGCCGGGGAGTTCGACAAGTCACTCCTTCGCCACGGATGCGCTGCCAAGGTCGCGAAGCATCGCCCCGAAGATCCGATCGCCGGTGAATTCGACTTCGCATTCATCGATGGGGCGCACGATTACGCCTCTGTCGTTGCGGACCTCGAAAAGGTTCTCGCCGTTCTTGCGGATGGCGGGCTGATTGCCTTCCACGACTACCGGGGGGGCATCGATCCCGGGGTTGATCAGGTTGTCGACGAATTGCTCGCCGAAGGGGGCGAGCTGGTTTCTCTCACCAAAACTCTGGCCGTGGTTCGACCACCGGCTCTTATTCCTCAGGAGGCCTGAACATGGCTGACGTTGTCCTCGTCAAAGGTTCTGTTTACGCGAACATCGACTACACCCCGGCTGCCGGAGACATCGCTCTCGGTCAGGTGGTCGTGGTCGGAACCGTCACGGCGAACACGGGCGGCGCTGGTGCAATCGCCTGCGTTGCCTCGCACGCGATCACCAACAACATCCAGGGGCAGCTCGACGCCGGTGGCGGGCAGTATCAGGGGATCAACCTGAACAATGCCGCCAACGGTGCCAAGGTCTACTGGGACGACACCAACAATAAGTTCACGACCGCCAGCACGAACAACGCTGTCTTCGGGACGATCGTGAAGAACGGCGGCGGCGGCGCGAACACGAACTGCATCGTGCTGCACAACCCGATCTACGGCGGCAACTAATCGGAGCTTTTATGAACGTCAGATTCGCAACCAACATCGGCAGTCGTCACGCCCAGCAACTGGGCCTTGATCTCGCAAATTGCAAGGAAGGCGACACCATCGATCTTCCCGAAAGCAAGGTCGAGGAGATCAGGGCCGTCTGTGGCCCTGCCTCCATCATCGGCGTCAGCAGCAGGAAGGAAGCCAAGGCGGAGCCCTCGGAAGCCGACCTCGAAAAGCTGACTGCATCCGAGAAGAAGAAGTGAGCACATGGGCGACATGCTCGCCAGAGCGTCCAACTGGCTCGATTCGACATTGAGCGCGAATGCGAGCCAGACGGTGCGGTATCGTCGCGGAGCGTCCTATGCGGACGTGTCCGCGACGTTCGGCATTATGGCGAATGTTGCAACATCGACGCAGCAGGTGCAGCGGTCTTCGGAGCAGGTCGACTTCATGATCCTGTCATCGGCATTGATTCTGTCCGGGAATCAGGCGGAGCCACAGACGGGGGACGCGATTGAATTCGATGACGTGACGTATGAAGTGCTTCCCGACCAGATCAGCGGGCTGTGCTTCAGTTATTGCGACGACTCGACGAAGGGCATGCTGAGAATCCACACGAAGGAAGTCGGTTGATGCTGTTAGATGCAGTCGAATTCGCAGTTGCCGACCTGATCGTTTCGGCGGTCAATACAGCGGCGTTGGATTCGGCGAACTTCGGTGCCTTTCAGGTGACTGCAGAACTCGACCCTGCGGCGGCAACCGACCTCTCGAAGGCGGGAACCGGCGTCAGGGTGTTCGTCATTCCGGCGGATTCGAGTTCCGTTCCGAACACTCTCGACGGAATCATCGAGGACTCGATCGAGATCCATGTTGCCATAGCGAAGAAGCTCAGCGAGGGGACGGCAGAGGAGGTGCGGCAGTTGGTTTCGTTGTGCCGTTCCGTGTGGAGCATCATCGAAACGAACGTGCGTGCCAACAATCTGATCTGGGTGAATCGGGAAGTTGACGAGCTGTACGACTTCGACGCCGTGAGACAGAGAGAGTTCTACGCCGAGGCGTTCTTCACCTGGCGGCGATTGCGGGGATAGGCAATGGACGGTCCGGTAATTGATCCGAGCTTCGAGCGGCAGATTGCTGCCTTGCGCACCGGTCTCGGTCAGTTCAAGGACAAAACGCAATTCTTCATCCTGCGGGGGGCAACGCGGACTGGGCTGAGAGTTCTGCGGAAATCGATTCAGGGGGAGATCCCGAGCGAGTGGAAGCAGATCAAGCCGCTGATCGGCATGCGAATGCTGCGGTCGGTGAAGGGCACGGACCCTGCCGGCAAGGTCGGTGTGGCAGTCGGTAAGGTCAGCAAAGCACGGCAGAAAAAACTCGATGCCAGAACTGCGGCATATAAGGCCGGTGAAGCCAAAGGGGTCGGAATCGGACCAAAGACGGTTCATTGGTTCGTGATGGGGACTAAGGATCGAACTGTTGCCAAGACAGGAAAATTTGTCGGCAAGATGCCGCCGCAAGTCCCGAACATTGTGAAAGACGGCGTTGCCAGAGGCTATCCGAAGGCACTGCAGGCGATGATTGCCGCCGTCCAGAACGGAATCGAGCGGGAAGCCAAGAAACTGAGCGACAAAGTCCGCCAAGCCGGCGGTCTCTAACTGAAATCATTGCTCAATCTGCCGCGAGGCGTGAGGAGCGTTAGTTATGGCAGCATATACACCCGGCAGGGGCAGCCAGCTCAAGGTCTCCATCAGTGCGTCACAGACCGCCGTGGCGCAGCAGGTGACGTTCAGCGGTCCCCGCAAGACGAAGACGGCGATTGACACCACGGATCTGTCGCTGTCGCACAAGACGTTCCTTGCCGGGATCTGCGATTCCGGGGAAGTCTCGTTCTCAGGATGGTACGACCCGGCGAATGCCACCCACCAGTACCTGGAGACGAGCTGGACGGGCGGGATCATGGAGAGCTGGAACATCGTCCTGAACGATGCCGGCGCGGCCGTGATTGCCTTCTCCGGGTTCCTGACCGCTCTGGAATACGGCGAGGCAAACGTGGACGGCATCGTGCCGATCAACGGGACGATCAAGGTTTCCGGTGCCGTTACCGTCACTCCGTAAGGTGCCCCATGAAAGTCCGATTGACCAAACAGATTGACACGGCTGACGGACCGCTGAAGCCCGGCGAGCTGATCGAGCGTCCGGATGCCTTCTGGCTTCTGCGTCTAGAAGTGGCTGAGCCCGTCGACGACGAAGCCAAGGCGGAATTCGCGCGGCTGGAGGCTGCACGGAAAGGCAGGCAGGACCGGATTAGGGTCATGGCTGAAGAGCAGGCGAAACAGCAGCGTGCTATCGAGGAAGCGACCGCCAAGCTGACGGAACAGGAGCGGAAGGCGGAAGAAGAACAACGACATGCCGAGTTCGAGGCAGTCCTGAGAGGGGAAATCAATGAGTCTGCGTGATTCGATTCTGGGTGGCGAGGATTCGTCGCTGCAGTTGCGGGAAGTCCCGATCCCTGAGTGGGGGGTGTCTGTCTGGCTGCGGGGGATGAACTCGATCGAGCGTGACGCCTTTGAGGCATCGCTCCCCGACGGTCCCGAGCGCTTGCGGAACTTCCGAGCCAAGCTGGCGGTCATGTCCTGCTTCGATGCGGAGGGCAACCGGCTGTTTCAGACGGAGGACACGGAAGCCCTCGGGAAGAAGTCGGGATCGGCTCTGGACCGGATTGCGGGGATTGCTCTCAGGCTCTCGGGGATCTCTCGGGAGGAAGTGGATGAGGCAAAAAAAGACTTGCCCGGGGAACCGGGCTCTGGTTCGCCTTCAAGCTCGCCCTGATGCTGGGTGAGCGTGACCCGTTCCAGATGCTGCGGGAGATGCCGTCGTGGCTGATGACGTACTGGCAGGCGTTCTATGAGATTGAGCCGTTTGGCGACGATCGTGCGGACTTGCGGAGTGCGATCGCGGCATCCGGTATTGCGCAGGCGATGGGTGCGGATTGTCAGCCGAAGGACTTCATGCCGTTTCCGCCAGAACAGAAACCACAATCGGGCGCAGACATCCTCCGTCAGTTCGTTCTGGCAGGGGCGAAGATAGAAACGCGGAGCAGAGATGAGTGACATCGCCAGCCTCGTCGCCAAGCTCTCGATGAACTCGTCTGAGTTCACGCGGGGCATCAGTCAGGCGCAGGGCGACCTGTCGAACCTGTCGAAGTCCGTGAACATGGTCAAAGGTGCCGTAACGGGCTTTCTGACGTTCCAGGCGGTGCGTGGGGCGTTCGGCTGGATCGAAGACGGTATCAAGCAACTCGACGATCTGGGGGCACAGGCGGAGCGCGTGGGCGTCTCTGCGCAGGGGCTGAAAGAACTCCAGTACGCCGCCGAGCTGTCAGACACCTCTGCGGAGGATCTGAATGCCGCGCTCCTCAAGATGAACAAGATCCTCGGTGACGCCACTGAGGAAGGCGGAAAAACGGCACAGGTGCTCTCGGGAAGGATTGGAAAGAGTCTCGAAGAGATCGCAGCGCAAGGTCCGGAGGCGACATTCCTCGATATCGCCGATGCCGTCTCGAAGATCGAAAATCCGATGGCACGGGCGGCGGCAGTCACGGACATTTTCGGCAAGTCCGGGCAGGCGTTGACGACGACCCTCGCTCGCGGTCGCGATGGAATCAACCAACTCCGCTCCGAAGCTCGGGCATTCTACGGCACGGACCTGAACAAGCTCGTCGACCGTGCCGGCGAAGCAGACGACGCCATGAAGCGCTTTGACGCCTCCGTGGAAGCTCTCAAGTTCACGTTCGCCGCTGATCTCGCGGGACCGCTGGCGGACAGCTTCACGGACCTTGCAGGCGTCCTGCGGGATGTCGTGGCACCGGCTTTGAAGTTCGTGTCCTCGACGTGGCGTGAAGTCCTCGACGACATGGAGGAAATCGGGGCGGTGGTCGGTGGGATCATCGGCGGATCGACCCGGGAAGAGATTGGGCGCGATCTGAAGATTCTCCGGGACAGGCGAGACGAAGCCCGAGCGCTGGCGAGCGGCAGGAGTGGTGCCGGCGGCGGCGGTGCCGGCCCGGATGCCGTCGTCGCGACACGTCCGATCACGATCAAGAATCCCGCCATCGAGCTGAACACCAAGGAAGGCTTTTCCGTGATTGCCCGGGCGCTATCGGGCAGAACCGCCAAGGGACCGGACGAGGCTGTCAAGGCGGCGGACCGGACGACGAAGGCGGTTGAGAAAGTTGAGTCGGCGGTGAAGGGACTCGGAAAGATGCCTGCAGCGGGGCCAGCCTTCTGATGGCATACGTCGTCAACAAACGCTCCGACATCCAAACCCGGGACGATCTGACCGGACTGCGCGAATACGTGCAGGTTCATCAGGTTGTGTTCGACGGCTACCAGTCTGGACCGATCTCGGCCAAGAACGTCGCTGGTGTTCCGCAGTACGGGGATTATTACAAGGGGGACACGGAGGACGATAAGTTCGCCTTCCTCCAGTCGCGGGACGTGAAGCGCGAAGCGGATTCCGACAAGTCGTTTCTCGTCACCAGCAACTTCACGACTGCCGCCAACAATGGCACTGGTGGATTGACGCTCCCGCAGCCGCAGGAGGTCAATCTCACTCCGACCATCGAGTGGGGGTTCGTCGAGTTTCAGTCGCTCGCCATCTTTCACAAAGTCCGGAATACCTGGGTGCCGATCCGCAATTCGGCGTGGGATCTATTCGACCCTCCGCTCCCGAAGGACGATTCCCGGCTGGCTCTGCGGATCACCAAGAACCTCGGGCAATTCAATCCCCTCTTGGCTTATCAGTACTCCAACGCCATCAATTCGGACGAGTGGCTGGGGTTCCCGCAGTACACGGTGATGTTCAAGCCTCCGCAAGCCTCCCTGAAGTTGGAGAAGGGCTACCAGTACTGGGAGGTCAAGTTCGAGTTCCATTTCAACTTCGAGACGTGGCTGGCACAGGTGGTTGATGCGGGGATGCGTGACCGCTGGAACCAGGGAGACCTCGACGACCTGAAGAAGCGAAAGCCGAAAGACGCTGCTGGAATCGTGAAGGGCTACAACCACATCACGAATCAGGACGGCGTGAAAGTCGCCGAACCGACGCTTCTGGATGGATTCGGGCACCGCCTGATTTTCCCGTCTATGGATGCCACGCTTTCCGAAGTCCAGCCTTTCATTCACAAGTTCCACATTTACCGCGAGCTGCCATTTACGCCGCTCAATCTTCCGTGAGGTGAAACATGGCAAGTCGCATCTGGCTCGGCAATGCCGTCGCCATCAAGGACAAATGGACGATTACGATCGCCAACACCTGGGCGACCAGTGACACGGCGACCATCACGATCAACGGCAATGATCTGGTCATCACGATCGGAACGCTGGTCACAACGGCACAGGTGGCGACGACGATCAAGCAGGCGTTCATGAACGAGACGCTGACAGACACCAGCGCCTCGTTCTCGCCGTCTGGCGGGGGTCCGTCGATTCCCGAGTTCAACCAGATCACGGCGACTGTCTCAGGGTCTGTCGTCACCCTGACCGCGAATACCGCCGGTGTGCCGTGGACGATCTCCTCGACCGAAGTTACAGCGGGAACCGGGACGGCAACGGCCGCTCACGCCACGACTGCCACGGGACCGAACTACTTCGACAACGTGGACAACTGGTCGGGCGGTGCTGTGCCGACTGGCTCGGATGACGTGTACTTCGACGACGGCAACGTAGATTGCCTTTACGGTCTTGACCAGAACGCAACCACGCTGACCACGTTGACGATCAGCGCCCGATATACGGGGAAGATCGGCTTGCCGGTCAAGAACGGCTCGGGCTCTGCGCAATACGCCGAATACCGGGACACGTATCTGAAGATTTCGGCTACCACCGTCACCATCGGGCGGGGAACGGGGAACGGCTCGGGGCGGATAAAAATCAACTTCGGCTCCGTCCAGACGGCTGTAAGTGTGTTCAACACGGGCTCGCGCACGGAGTCGGGGTTCCCGTCTCTGATGCTCCGGGGGACGCACGCCTCGAACGTCCTGAACGTCTATAACGGCGACGTGGGGGTTGCGATTCTGGCGGCTGAGACATCGACGATTGCCACGCTCCGACAAGTGGGGGGCAACCTCTACTGCGGTTCGGGCGTGACGCTGACGACGATCAACAAAGCCGGCGGCACGCTCACCACGGAATCGGCAGCCACGACCGTGTCGAACGACAACGGCGACTTCACGCTTAAAGGGGGAGCGCACACCACCATCAACGTCTCGGGCGGGACGCTGTATTACGAATCCTCGGGCACGATCACGACACTCTCCGTCTATCAGAACGGCACCGCCAATTTCAATAACACGAACCTCTCGCGGACGGTGACGAACTGCAACCTGACGGGGGGCGGGACGATCAGCGATCGGCTGCGAACCTGCACGTTCACGAACGGAATCAAAATCTTTCAGGCGGGCGTCGAGGATTGCAACCTGCAACTCGGCAAACACCTGACGATCACCCCGGCGACTTACTGAGATGGCTGACGATCCCGGACTGACGATCCCAACGGACAGCTATCCGACGCTCGTCCGGAATATGCAGCGGCTGTCGCACCTGCCGATCAACGGGCTGACGGCACGCACACGCAAGGCTGCCAGATTCCCCCCCGGTCCAGGCTCCCGCCTCTATCAATGCGTGTTCGGTCCCCGGCTCAAGAAAGGCACACCCCGTTACCCGGAGGACACCGAGCGTCTGGAGCCGGTGTGCATCTGCGTCATCGTCGGCTCGACGACAGACACGGGCATCGAGCAACTGTCGAACCGGGCGCTGTTCAAGATCAACGACGCCATAGACAAGGCGAACGTGTTTGACGAAGCGGGGATTCTGGACGAGCAGACGTGGGACGATTTCCGATCGAAGGACGTGTCCGACTTCGACGAGACGGTGGGCAGCGCCACGGGCTTCGAGCTGCTTCGCCTGCGGTTCTGTTCGGGATCGGTGTTTCCGGGGGTGATCATCTCCGGCAACGAGCGGGACGGTTGGAACTCGAACGGTCCATCGGTGCTGACGCTGGAGATCGACGACAAGGTGGTCGACGACGATGAGGAGGCGAATCTCTATGGGGCGAAGATCATCGTCAATCAGGCGGCCGTGGACGCCGAGAAGGCGGAAGAGTCACAGCTCGTGGAAGAGCTGGTGATGGTCCGCTGCGACCGCCACGCGGGACGAGGGGACTTGTGCCAAGGGATCAAGATCCAGGCGACCGTCAATCCGCAGATGTGGCTGTCGAACGACACGGCGTATGGGGAAAATGGAGAATTTTGGTACAGGCCGGTTAACGGGAATGTCCGCTGGTATCAGGTTCTTGATTGCATCACCCGAGACGGCTATGCGTTTTTCAATGATTCCGGAGACGAGATTCCCGCCTATGGTTGTTTCCGCGTGACGGGAACGACAGTCATAGGCTCGGCAAATATCTTGTCCGGAAATACCCACAACTCTTTTGGTGCGCAGTATTCGCACTACATCAATGGACCAGAGCCGGCCGGCGTCGGACTCTGCTATCGGGAGGGAATCGTCCCTGTTCTCTGGGACCCGCAGGACGGAACCCCGACTGCCGGTGAGACGTGGGGACCAAAAGAGAACAGCCAGCAAGAGGCGTGGGCACTCCGCAAGAACGTGGGTGGTTTCATCGTGCGCGGCGTGCTCGATCAGGACAATTACGTCATGCTGGTGTCTCCGCAGCCGTTCCTGCGGTTTACGGGTGTTGCCAACGCCGACATTGCTGCCGATGCGCTCGGGACCGTCTCCGTCTACTACCGCAACGCCTCGGGCAGCACGCCGTTCACGACAGACACCAACTACGACATGACGAACGTGCTCAACGGTCTCGATGTGACCGTGGCATCAGGCTCGAAGGTCGAGGTTGAGTGGGACCAAGAATCTGACGGATCTGTCGGCTGGCGCATCAAGCAGGCTCACTACACATGCCCGTGATTCCACGCTTCATCGACGAGCCGCGTGACTGGGCACGCCCGTGGGTCGATCCCCCTGGGTTGCTGCCGAAGGGGAAGTGCTGCTGCTCTTCTGGCACCTGCAACTTCCGAGCGATCGACAGTTCTGGGGCGCTCCAGTGGACGTTTCTTGCGTCACGGGCGCATGCCCTAAATATAGGTGTCGACGCAGGAAACAGCTACGCCTACACGTGGAGCGCGGACTCGTTCGTCCAATTCAGCGGCAATGCGACGATCGAAAAGTTCGATTTCGCAACGCAAACCGTCGCATGGTCACGCGCTCTCACGAGCTTGAATCCACCAACCGATACGACTAACCGGCTGGACTACGGACATTTTGCGGTGGTGCCTTCAGACGGTAGGTATTACTACGCCAACGGAACGACTGCGATTTCTTATGTGATCAGGGCCGCCGACCTCTCTAATGGGGCGATTTGGACATCGTCAATCCAGCCGCTGACCATATTCAGCACCAAGGCGGGCGACTTTCTGTATACGCATTCGTCGGCATCCGGACCATACAGAATCAATGGGTCAACGGGAGCTGCAATTTGGCAGAAATTTACTGCATCACAGTCAGCAGGTGGCGTAGATACGTCGGATAGATTCGTTGGAGTCAGGCTCGACAACATCACTCAGATTTTCGTGTTTTACACAGTGGCGGCTGGCGCAACGTCGACACAGACGATTACCGGTTCGTCGATTCGCCAGCAGACAGTTGCCGCGTTAAATTTGACGACGAACAAGATGACTGTCGCGGGGAAAGACTCCGGCGGCACGACGGCGTATCTCAATCAGATCCCGCTTACTGGCACGGCAGACTGGGAAGCCTCGATCTCGACTTCCGATAATGTTCAGTCGACAGCGAATGACCCATCCGGGAATTCCTACATCGCTCTCGGAACTCGTGTCAGAAAGTACGATTCATCCGGTGCCTTCCAGTGGGAGTATGACCACGGGGCGACGGTCTATCGAATCCTCACCGACAGCTCCGACAACCTCTATCTCGGCGGTGCGGAAGCCGCAATCTGATGCTCTCGATCTCCGCCTTCATCCATGACGTTGCTGCGTACGTTGCGGACGGCTGCTCACTATCGACGTCCGACCAGTTAGCACACCGGCTGGCAATCTGCGAAGCATGCCCGTACCTGCACCGCCTGCGTTGCCGCAAATGCGGTTGCGTCATCCAGTTAAAGGCTCGCGGAAGGGCGTTCACCTGCCCTGACGGTCGCTGGCCAGAGATTCCGGACTTGCCGCCCGGTGATCCGCCGGACGATAATATCCGTTGACGCAATTGGCTCGCGGTGGTACCGAGCCTCTGAACCGGCCTCTCCCGAGGTCACAACCCCGCCCTGTCGCGTACCACCGGCAGCGGCGGGGTTCTGTTTTGGTGCTCGCATGAAACGCAGGATTCCCAGAATCGTTCGCCTGTTTGATGCCTATTGCCAGACGCTCAAGGGTGCTTCCGATCTTCCCTATGAAGAGCGACAGCGGCTGAAAGCCGAGCGATTGTCGGCGGTCATGCTGGAATCGGACAGGATCAAAGCTCGTCGGATGGCGCGGGCAGGCTTCACCCTGGTCGAAATGCTGGTCGCGGTCGGGCTCGTCGTTCTGATGATGGCGCTGTTCGCGCAAATCTTCCAATTTGCGACCGCCACGATGGGAGCCCAGAAGGGCACGGCGGAGAACGACCAGAAGGTTCGGCTCGTGCAGACTCTGCTGCGGAATGACATCGCCAACCGAACGATGCAGGACGTGGGACCGTGGGCGTCCGCCGAAGACACAGTGAGCTTTCCAGACGAGGCGAAGGCGAACCTGCGGGGCGGATATTTCTACATTGCTGAGAATGACCCCGATGACGACACGGACGACATCCTTCAGCTCACAGTGAGCCTGCCGGTCGGTGAAGATCCATTCTATGGTGCGGCCCGCGTTCTCTTGCCGGATGCTGGTGGACTGTACGGCCCGGGGGGATCGACAACCTACCCCAACGCATCCGGTTCAGTGCCACCGACCGGGCAGCCGCAAATCGCCAACCCGGGGAACTACTGGACGAACCAGCCGGAGTTCGATGATGGTATTCTGGGGCTGCCGAACGGGGCGGGGTCTTCATCGTCTGCAGAAGTCTCTTATTTCCTCCGCAAGGGGACGCTCTACCGCCGAGTACTGCTGATCCGCACTGCTCCCGGAACTCCTCCGCCTGTTGACACGCAGCCGAAAGATTCTGTCGGCGCAAACCTCAGAGACGAGTTCTACGGACCAGGAGCTACGGTTCCCCGGAACTTCTACAGCTATTTCGACTACTCGGGTTTTCCGCTCGGTGGGGTGTTCCAGTTTCATTCTGCAAACGCGAGCCCGAATAGCTTGGCGTGGAACGGCACCTACTCGCTTGGCAATCCCTCATTCCGTTTCGGGCACAACGTCGGCAACGGGCTCCCGCGAGAGTTCATTGCAAAAAGCCCGACGCAGGCGGACTTCATCGGGCGATTCACCCACGAAGAAACGTCATTCATGTCGACCACTGGCGCAATCCAGTTCTTCGGGTATCCGGGGAAAGTCGGGTTGCCCGGGAGCACATATCCGAACCCGATGGACGACACGCCAGCCGGTGCCGCACTGACTTACGATGCAAACACCGGAAGAGTGGAGCAGTACAAAGGCGGCTCGCGCGTGGGTGAGGACATTCTGATGACGAACGTCATGCGGTTCGACATTAAAGTCTGGGATGACGGGGCGAGCTTCGGCCCTGACGGACAGCCTGGATTCGCGAATGACGACACGTCGACACTGGCGGTTAATGAGGCTGACGACAATCAGGCAGGCGGCACGAATATG